CGTGGCCTGCTGCTGCACCTTGACGAGATGAACTCATGGATTCGCAAGCTGACAGATAAGTCAAGCGGAGAGGATCGCTCGGCATGGGTCGTGTCCTATGAGTCGGACAGATACGAGATGGATCGCGTGGGTGCTGGCAGCATCCACTGCGAGAACCTCGCCGTGTCAATCTATGCCAATGTGCAACCTGAGATTTACCGGCAGAGCGTGGCTGCACTGGCTGCTGACGGCCTGCTTCAGCGGTTTATCCCTGCGGTGCTGCGCGAGCGGGACTGGGGCATCGGTGAGCCCATCCCCGACTTCATGACCAACATCGCAGCATGGGAGAACACGGTGCGTCTCGTGTACTCGCTGCCCCCGACTACCTACAGGATGAGCCCCGAGGCATACGAGGTGTTTCGGGATTTCCAGCGTTGGTACAACCAAGCAAAGCAGGACGAGGTGCTGCTGCGTAGCGGGAATACATTCCTCACCGCCTTCGGCAAGCTAGAGGGCACCGTGGGCAGGCTGACCCTGCTGTGGCACATGATGGAGAACCCCTTCTCGCCCATTGTGGGCGCTGATGTAATCGAGCGGGTTGTGCGGTTCATTAAGGGCTATGTGATCCCGGCGTACCGCTACGCCTACGGTGAGATGGGCACCACATTCGAAGAGTGGGTCGTGGACTATGTGATCCAGTACGCCGACAAGCCCATCCTGACCCTGTCCGAGATCAAGCGCAGTGCCCGCAGGCAGTTGGAGGGCAAGAACAACTGGTTGCAGGATCAGTGGGTGCTGGGTGCGATGCAGGTGCTTGAAGAGGCGCAGTATGTGATTCGCATGGATGACGGGAGCAAGGAGCACTTGCATCAGGCTCAATGGGCGATTGACCCGCGCCTTGTGACGATGTTTGCCGACTACCGGTTAAGCGTGATCCGAGCCAAGCAGCGGCAGAAGGATGACATCTATAAGCTGTCCACGAAGGAAAAGCCCCGGGTGTACGGGGCTGACATCCTCAAGTAAAAAGGCCCGGTGATCCGGGCCTTTGTTTACGCATTCTTTTCCCGCAGTTTCGATTCGACGAGGTGATAGAAGGCCAGCAGGCCAGCATCGTTGTGCTGTTTGAGCAGTTCCCGGTACTCTTCATTGGTGAGGCCGACCCATGCACGATCGGGTTTCAGTTTGGCCTTGATTGCGTCGATCAGCATCGCCCGATCGAACGCATCTTCGGGGCTGTCCTCGATCCATCGAAGGCAGAGGGTGAGGAGTTCTCTTTCGTTCATAGTGGTGCGTCCTCATAGTCCTCGTGACCCAGTGGGGCACGGGTGGGATTGTTGACGGGTATGGGTTGAGGTGGGAACGGCCAGTTCATTTTTCCAATTCCTTCTCATTCAAAGTGGATTTTTTCACATGACTCGATCCCATAGGGAAAAGTGATGTGCCGGTTTCTTCAATGTCGATCGGGTGCAGCCAAGTGACAACAAACCATGCGAGGGTGATGCCGACAATGAGGCCGCAGGCAAAGCCAAGAATAAAGACCATTTCCATTTCTCAATTGACAGCCAAGAATTCGGGATTTTTCGGCATGACCGAATCGACAGTCCGGGGTTTACGCCCCCGCTTGGCAGGCACTTTGGGTTCAGTGGGCGGCGGAATAAACGAATCGTGCAGAGCGGGTGCCAGCACCTCGATGGTGCCGAGAACATCTACAAGGCGCAGCACTGAGGCATTGGGTGACCGCTCACCCGTCACCCACTTGTGGAATGTGTAGAGCGGTACGCCAAGGTAGGCTGCGGCTCGGGGTTCGTCGAGGGACAAGCGGGTCATCAGGGCTGCGAATTCGGGCCGTGGAGCGGGTTTGATAGGGGTATGCATAGTAGGTTCCAATGGGTCAAAAAAGCCCGCTAGGGGTCGCCTAGCGGGTGGGGGTGGAAGGGATGGGGTTTAGAGGTCTAGCAGTTTCTCAAGCACTGCGACGGCAATGGGTACTGCCACTGCGACAAGTAAAACGGTCACCATTTGGTGCGAGCCTCTTGCCTGCCTTGTTCAATCAATCGTCGGGCTTCCGATTGATCCTCCGGGGTTTCACTCATGAGCATTGCCCGAATGTGCTGCGCCTCAGCCCGGGAGCGGTCTAGGTTGGGCGCGGATTCGTACTTGAACCCAGCCCGGATGTAATCGGATTCGGTGTGGTTCATGACAGCCGCGCCAATTCGGCCCGTAGCTCTGCTATCTCAGCCTCTAGGTCAGCGATGCGGGCGAACAGGGCAGCAGTGCCCGTGAATCCTTCGGCGTATGCGATGCGCTCGGCCTCATCAGCGGGCAGGGTTTGTAGGTCGATCATGCTGCAACCCCCATGGCTTTAGCCTTCACCCGCTCGATTGCCTCGATTAGCTCATCTAGGGCGTAAGACTGGAACACGATACCGCCACCGTATTTTTTCGTGTGGTATTTCCGACCGCCGATTGTGTTTGCAAGGGTGCAAGCCATTGCATAGCGTTCGGATATGCCGAACCCAATGCCCTTGTTAGGCCCGTGAATGTCTAAGGCCAGAAAATGACAGACATAGCGAGGGTTGCCATTGACATCGTTTTTTATGCGAGTGAATTCTGATTCGTGCATGATGAGTGCTCCAGTGGGTTACGGTTACGGGTTACAAGGGCTTAACAATACGATTGAGGGCCGTTTGAATGTGATCGTCGTTCAAGTACTGATACAAGGCATCGCAAATAAAGGACATCGCACCAGCATGGCGCACTAAGTCCCATTGATAGCGGCGCGTGGAATGACCAGCGGCCGCATACCGATCGCGATGAAATTCGGTATCGTGTGGGCGCAACATGGTTGCCAATTGATCGAAGTGCTCACGGGTCATCTTCATTACATTTACTCCAGTGGGTTACGGTTACGGGTTACAGGGACAGGGCAAACACAAGCCCGAGATACAGGGTGCCAGAGCCTGCGACGACATAGCAGATGAGTTCTAACAGGCTAGGTTCGCGCTTAGGGCGCTCTAGGGGTTCGGGGCGAAGGTCAAGGTAGTGAAGGCGATGCTTGGACATAGTGGGCTCCAGTGGGTTACGGGTTACAGGGTGGCCGATTCAGTGTAGACCGATTGCAGCCATTGGAAATCGCGCTCGGCATGGCCTTTTGCAATATGCTCTTTAGCCCTTTTGAGGCGGTCGAATGTGCCGACAAGGGTTGCAACAGTGTCGAACGCGCCGGGTTTGTAAACGGCCCATTCGACCGATGGGGTGTTGCAGCGGAAACCGTAATACTCCCGGCGAGTGATGAGGTATCCGTTGAATATGATGCTTTTGGACATAGTGGGCTCCAGTGGGTTGATATGGTGGGTGCCCGGGGTTGCCCCCGGGCTGGGTGGATTACTTGATGTCGATCATGTACTGACTGACGGTGCTGGTGTAAGCAAGTTCGCGGTGACGATCGTCATACAGCCGCCACACCGATAAAACTTGTTGGGTTTGCGGTTGATCGGCAAACACGCGAACGATATGCGACACGGCTTCAGTGTCAGTGCGACCGAGTGCGCACTCGGTGAATCCTTTGCAAGTGATGACGGCTTTATATTGCATAGTGGGGCTCCAGTGGGTTACAGGGTTACAGGGTATGTGCCCGGGGTTGCCCCCGGGCTGGGTGGATCAGTACAGGAAACCGGGCTTGATTGCGAGGTTGCGGAGGTCGGCACCGTAGGTGCCCTCTACTCGCTTCTTGCAGGTCGCCGCGTCTGCATAGTTGAAGAAGGGGCGAATGTCCAGAGTCCACTTGCGGCCCACTTTGACTTGGAAGGACAGAATCCAAACAAGTGCTGTCTGGTCTGCCTCCTGAGCGGCGAGGTGGGCGGCGGCGGTTGCGTTAGTCTGCATTTCGTTACTCCTAAGTTAGTGACTGCTTACATGTTACCCGCTTCGTCTGCGGTGGAGCATTATAAACACGCTGCAACCCACTGGGTCAACGATTACTCGCAAAATCAATAGACAGAATCGTGATATTCGACGGGTTCTATATATGTAGTACCAAAGTTCCCGAAACCGCGTAGGATCGACGATCGCAACAAGGGTAAGGGGGTAGGTGCTTGGAACCCCATTAGCGCAACCCAGAGGGTTTTAGTGCGTTGGGGGTGTGACAAGTGCACTAGCGGCGAGGGGTAGGGTTTTGGGATTCTTGAAAAAAAGTACTTTTCAAAAAATCGTCCATCCAAGGCTAAGTTCCGCGGAAGCCACTTGTCACACTCGCCCTGCAAAACCCACTGGAGCGCCTCCCCTGGGTTCCACAGTACCCAGAGGGTGCCTCACCAGTCACCCAGTGGGTTCCACAGTACCCAGAGGGTGCGATGCCCCCGGCACCCATTGATCCGGCCCGATGGCCCCCGAATCCCATAGTACCCAGAGGGTTTTGCTGCACCGCATCAGGGTTGCGGCAGGCTTTCCGCTGCACCGCAGCATGACCCAGCGGGTACGCGTGTTGCACTGCACAAGGGTTGCACCACGACCCAGCGGGTACGCCTGCTGCACTGCACAATTGTTGCGCCGCACCACGATCCATCGGGGTCGCTGGCTGATGGGGGGAGGGGGAGGGCCGACGCGACAAGGTTATGGCGCTGGTGGCATCACGAACCATTTTTTATTTTTTTCAAATTGAGAATTACCCAGCGGGTCAATAACACATCCCCCCACCAACCCGCCAGTTATGCTAGGATCAGTGCCACTATGGACAAGCCCATCGCACAATCCATAGGCGCAGATGTATCGCTGCCAGACTGGCTCACTGCTGGTGACCCTGCGCCTATCAAGCCCTCTCGGGAGGCTAAGGCACTGGTGTTCCAACAGTTCGAGACTGTCTTCCCTCGCGTGATTGACCTGATTGCATCGGGCTACACGCTGACCAGCGCGGTCAAGGAAGTGCCTTATGGGATTGACCTCGGAGCGTTTACCCGGTGGGTCAAAAAAGACCCCACGCGCAACGAGATGTACAAAGAGGCCAAAGAGATCCGCACCGAAGCGTGGGCGGGTAAGGTCATCGAACACGCCACCGCTGAGGACTCGTTTGAGGATGTAGCGCGATCCAAGCTGATCGTCGATGCCTACAAGTGGCTGATGGC